GGAGCAATATGTTTGTTGTATTGCATTACTGCAGATTTTTCAACAATCATGAAGTTGATATCTTTTCCAGCTTCATTACCAGCACCAGTAGAAACATGTTTAACATATCCTCCTGCAGTTTCACCACTTGATTTACCATCTTTTAAATCGATTGCAGTGTAGAATCTTGTTTGTGGAACTTCGATTACTTGTGCAAATCTATTAAATACTTCTTTAGATTTAGTAGTATCTAAATCATCAGTTAATCCTTTTAATGTAGGAGTGATGAATAGATATCTATTTTCGTATGGAACTTCAGCTTCATCCATTTCAGTAATAGCTGCTCTTAATGCAGCGATTACATCAGCACCAGTACTTAATGTACCTGTAGCGCTACCAATTCCTGTTGTTCCACAATATTGTGCAAATCTGAATGCATCTCCTTCTGGAGCAACTTTTGTTCTTATGAATTCACTAGCTAATTTACCATAAGCTAAACCAGCTGTTTCTTCATCATCCATTGCATCAACAGTGAACATTCTTCCACGTTCATAGTTGAATTGAACTGTTTCATTAGTGAATGTTACATCACCATTTGTATAACCACTATTACGGTCATAATCTCCTAAACCATCCATATCGATTTTAGGTATAACGATTTCGTTAGCATTTGCTCCTGCTTGTGCTAAACTAGCATCACTATCTAATACTGATGTTAATGCTTCTTTTTTGTATACTTCATCTAGTAAAGTTACATATTTTGCAAATTTAGTAATTGCATTTGCCATTTTTAATCATCCCTTTCGTTTTTAGGATTAAAAAAACACCTTTTAGGTGCAACGGCTATTTTAATCCCATTATTTTTCTCATTTGTTCCATGTCATCATCTTTTTTATCTTCCTTACCATCTCCACCAACTTGAAACCCTTTTTTAGTGTCTTCACCTTTGGCAATTAATTCAGGAAAATCTTTGATAACATCTTCAACTTCCGCAGTTAATTTACTGCTATCAATGTCTCCATTGGTATCTAGAATATTAGTTTTATCTATTAGACGAACTGCACGTTCAACTCTAGCATCACTAACACCCTTTCTTAATAAAGCATTTTCAATCTTGCTATTAATAGCTTCTAATCGTGCCTTATCACGTGATTTAGTAAGCTCTTGAGTCTTTTCATCTTGACTCTTATTTGCTTCCTCATCAGCTTTTGCTTTAGCTAGAATAGATTTTGCTTTTTCAATATCATCAATACCTAATTCCTTTAATTGTTTTGCTAAAGCCTTTTTTTCATTTTTTAAACTAATGTCATTAAGTTCCTTATCTGAATACTTCTTTTCTTCAGTAGTTTCAGATTTAGTTTCCTTTTTGTCATCAGTTTTAGCAGTATCTCCTGCATTATCTGCAGTATCACCTGCTGTAGTTTCATTTGCATTATCTTCCCCACCATCTGCAAACATTTGAATATTTAGTGGCATAAGAACTTTTTCTAGTTCCATTTTTTCCTCCATTTCTGAGACATGGTCATCTCTACCCTGTTATTTTAGATACAGGCAAACTATATTTGAATAAGTTTAAAGTCATTTCAGGACACAATAAAAGCCAAAATTTCGGTATTGGCTTCATTAGGACACATTCTACTCTAGGTAGATGTGTATTAGTGCTCTCGGATTATAAAATCAACGATTAAATAATCCCCTCTATTGAGGCATTTCTTTTATAAGCACCATAGGGTAGATATAAGTTTTGCAAAACATTTAATACTTCTTCTTTTGGTTATTTATCTTTTACCTAACCAGGTATATTGATATACATAATATATCAAAGTGTAAAAGTTGTGAGTGTATCAAACTCTAATATATCTACTCTATGCTACCTATAAAGATAGCACTGTAATTTTTTGGAGATACACATACTGTGCATCAATTTATAATTGCTGAACCACACATCAATTATTTGCCTCACACCATTTTTATGTTTACTATGGAATTTAAACAAAATTAAAAAAAAAAAGATTATATGATTCAAGGAGGTGAATCCTTTGAAATTATCAACATACAATTTAATGAAAGGAGCAATTTGTGAGGTTTCCAAACTCTTTCATACATAATAAAAACACTCATAAGAGTGTTTATTTTAAATTCAATGCTAATTCTATTATTTTTTCATCATTTATTTCGCTCGGATTCAATTCTTTTAAGGACTCTATCAACAAATTCGCCCCAACTTTCCTCTTTCTCAACAGAAGTCCTATTGCTACTGCTGTTTCTTGACTTATTTCTAATTCTGCCATCAGTTTTATTAACTCTTTTTCTTCTACTGTTAATTGCATTGGACATCTCCCTTTCAAAAGTACTTATAAATTCTTCGTTTCCTTCTATAGGAATTACTTCTTCTATATTATACTTTCCATACCCTTTATTTTCAATAAGATAATAGTTATTTGCATCAAAAACTGACATTTTTTTACTTTTTGTTCTTGCATATTTTTCCATTACAATACTATCCAATTGCTTTGATCTATAAGTATCATAATTATTTCTTATCGTAATAATGTCTTCTTGTTTCTTCTCACAAGCTAGATAATGTCTTTTAGCTTCTTGTCTATTTTCAGGATCAATAAATCCTTTTTGTTTTCTATTCCATGATTTTCCTAGTCTATTATAGTAGTTATATTGACTTTTTAATTCATCAGGTAAGAATTCATCTCCTTCGTCCTCATCATAGCTTATTCCCTCTAATTCAGGATAATATGTTGTGATTCCATGTCTACAGTTTGGATGTAAGAATCCTTCTTTCATAGCTTCAGATAATAATTGATGTTTTCCATCAGGTTCTCCTCCACTATATACATCATCTACAAGTACTTTTCCTTGCCATTTAGTACATATCTTACATGCACCACCATGACTGGTTACTTTAACCAATGATCTACCTATAGACTTTCTAAAATCACCTTCACCCATTAATTGAGCTCTTAATGATGCTGTTCTTACAGCCATAGCTGCATAACTAGCTATATTTACTCTTCTTCCATTAGAATACTCTATACAATTAAGTCCACCCGCTAGAAATGTATTACTAACTTCATCACAGGCTAACATAGTTGCCTTTTTCTCAGTGATTTCTTTAACAGCCATAGCAGCAGCCTGAGTCTCTGTTTTTGTGCTGTTTGCAACAAAAAAAGCACTTTTATGAATGATTTGTCGATATTCATCGTTTATCATTCTTAGTGCTGCTGTATTAGCTGTATTTAAATCATTATTAACAGACTTTATTAATGCCTTAACTTTTTTATCATTTGTCTTAAAGAAACTTCTATTCATAAGCTTACTAGGATTCTTATTATCTCCTAGCATCTTATTATATTGTTTTATTGCAGATATAGATCCTTGTTTCAATTCTTCTTGAAAATGATCAGATATCTCTTTATTGAGACCTATGACATGTTTATTTATGATTTTTTTATTTTCTCTTTGGAACCTTTTAAGTTCCTTTAGCTTTTCAGCTTGCCATTGGGTATATTTAAATCCAACTTCATCTTCCTCATTTAAATGTCTACTGAGGTTTCTTTTCATTGAAGTAATAAGATCCATTTCCATATCTTCATATAATTTTTTAATATTATAGTCATTCATGGAAATCACCTACTTTATTCTTCATTTACTTGATTTAATGTTTCTTCCTCTTCTATTAATTCAATTTCATCAGCTATTGCTGGTTCTTCCATTGAAAGAATTCCTTTTTCTTCTTTTATTCTAGCTACTTCTTCTTTCTTCCATTTATCATCTTTAGAATCTCCCCACAATTCTTCAACTTGTGCTTCAATACTCATGATATTTGAAGTAGATGCTTTTCCAACTGTCTCAACTTGTGCTTCAAATGATGGATTTGCATATCCTCCAAACATTGGAGTAACATCTAAATCATTTATTTCTTTTTCTTCCATTGTATCTTTTACTTTAAAGATTACATTTATTAAATTTTCAATTAGATCATTTAATTTATCTACTATTTGATCTCTTCTATACAATGTAGTCTTTTCTTTTTCTCTTTGAGCTTCTGCATTCTCTAATTTCTTTGTATCTATACCTAACGTAGATGGACTTATTAATCCTGTTAAGCATTGATCTAATGCAGTTATATATGTACTTAACAATGCTTCATGTGGAATATCACCTTGTGTTGTTTGAATCTTATTATCTGCATTCTCTGATGCATCTGCTTGAGTCATTATAAAGCTTATATCAAAATCATTTCTTCTTATTACTTCTCCTGTTTCAGGATTTCTTGGAAGTAATGAATCAGGTATATATTCTTTTAATTGTCCTTTTCTTAAAGCCAACATCCATTGACTCCATACTTCATCAAATGCATCAAAATTATCTAATTTACCATCAAATATTGATTTTCCTCTTCCTTTGAATTTTTTACTCTTATAAATTATAAAAGGAACAGCCATCATAAATTTATTTGGATTAGCTACATTTTTATATTTAGCTAAAGTAGGATAATCTTCTATTTTTTGTAAATTACCTTCTTTATCTTCTAATGAGAATGTTATTCCATCTTTTGTATATTCTTCTTTTAATACATAATCTTTTTTATTTATGATCTTC